TAATTTGTGCTGTGCCCGCTGTGACGGTCAGGTTTGCGGCGTTTGTTTCTGTTGTACCAAAGGTAAGTGGCGTGCTGCCGAGTATTGTGATTGTGCCTGAGCCAAAATCAATGGTTCTAGAATTTCCGTTGTCGCTAGAAACATTAGCCGTCAGATTGTAGGTGTCGCAGTCAAATAACCCGTTGGTTACAATAAAGGAGTTATTGCCTGTATTTAACTCACTACCCAACGCCCATTCACACCCAACACCATTAACAATAATTCCTGATGCCAACGTCACGCCATTGGTGGTTATAGTTTTCCCTGACGTAGACCCAGATAAATATAAGGCACCTGTAAACGTCCGCGTCAAACCTGTAGCCGGTAGCGTCACATCGTCGTGAATGATGAGCGAAAATGAGCCTGCCAGCGTCACGTTGCCCGAGGTGGGGCCAGCAATGGTCAGCTTGTTGCAGCGGATGTTGGCGTTTACCGTTGAGGTGTAGGCTGTGGCGTTGGAGGCAGCATCAAACACCACATCGTCCAAGCTGGTCGGGATGGCCGCTCCACCACCGCCGCCCGAAGACGTATCCCACCGAGCCGTGTCACTCCAGTTCCCCGTGCCGCCCACCCAGTAGAGCGTGCGTGCAGCAGGGGGCGCTGTGCGGTAGACAGGCGCTGCAGCCGTGCCTGTGCTATTAGCCCCTGCGTAGAACTCACCTAGGCTTGTAACGGCTGAGAAACCAATTGAGCCCATCGCAAGGTAGTCGATGCCCGAGGTAGCAGAGCCAGCGATGACATGGCTGGTGCCTGTGCCGGTGAGCGTGACGACGTTGCCTGCTGTGCCCGTCACCGTCCATTTGCCGAAGGTCTGCGTTGTGGTGCCAAGGGCAATGGTGTGAGCTACGGTTTTGGTGCTGGCAAGTTCTGTGAATTGGTTGTTGCCGTTGATGGTGAGGGTAGATGTGCCGGTGGTGCCGCCGATGGTGAGTTTGTTGTATGAGAGGCCGCCACCCTCGAAGGTGCGGGCAGAAGTGCTGGTGTTGGATAGGACGATGTCAGCGGTGCCTTTGTAGAAATTCACACTGGTACTACCGGACCAAACAACAGAAGTTCCCGCTAGCGTCCATGTGCCAGAGCCCATTCTAAGACGCGTACCGGCCGAAGCTGTAAAACTTGCGGCAGTCACGTTGTACGTAACGGCATCGAACTCACCTGTATTTAGATTAAAAGAACGTGTAGCTAAAGCTATTGCCGCCGCAAGTTGCAGTTTTGATTCCGGTGATTTGTTTATTTGTATCGCGCCACCGCCCCAAGAAGCGCCATTTAAATTAATAGTCTGTGTTTTATTACCGGAAAAAGAGGAGAACGCACCGCCCGTAGTAATTGTTACAGAGGAAGAAAAAGTAAGATCGCCATAAAACTTATGATCGTCAGTTATGCCAGTGCTAAACGTCATCGCACTAGTCCGTGCCGACGCATCAAACGTTCCGATGTTCCAAACAGTATTGATCGTCACCGTCCCTGCACTACCTGTGTCATCAAACACCGCCGTGTCTTGCGCCAACGGGAAGTTGTTGATGTCAGGACTGCCTCCAGAGCTTGGTGCCCAAGCGGTAGCGCTCCAGCTCTGCGCCCCTGCAAGGTTCCAATAGACGGTCTTGGCCGCAGGGAAGGTGATGCCGCTGTTGCCGCCACAGTCGCCTGCACGGGTCGGAGAAGAGCCTGCTGCGGTGCCTGCAATGGTGATGTCGCGGAAGTCGCAGTCTGTGGCGGCTAGGGTTCCTACGGTGAGTGTGCGTGTGGTGCCGAGGGTGTCAGAGCGGACGAAGATGCGGCGGACGGCTGTGGCACCGGCGACGGTGAGGGTGCCGGTGATGGTTTGATTAGCATTAAACGAGACTTGAACAATACTGCCCGCTGCCGCTCCAGCAGGCACCGTCAAATTGTTAAATGTATTCGCACCTAATACACTTCTGCTGTTTGCCGAAGTATCTCCTAATGTTACGTTATAAAACGCAACCCCTGCTCCACCATTGATACTAGCAATGCTAGACGTAAAATTAAACGACGATGTGCCAGCGTTAAACGTAAGGTTTGTTGAAGTAGCAAAATTTATTGGCGTAGTACCAGCCGATGTTATCGTACTCGACCCCAATGTTATCGTTCTGACATTGCTGTTGCTGGACGACAGAGAGCCTGCGGTGACGTTGTAGTTCTTGGTGTCTAAGGTGCCGTTGGTGATGGTGAGGGTGTTACCACCGATGTTTAGCGCGTCAGCGAGTTCAACGGTGCCGCCGTAGGTGTCGACTGTGATGCCACCGGCAAATGTTTTGCCTGCGCTAGTGATGGTCTGCGTGTTTCGGCCAGAGAACGTTAGAGTAACAAAGCCTGTAACGGAAGTGCCCGAACCGTTTGTCCAGTTACCGTAACACGTTGTCCCAACGTTCATTGTAATAGTCATCGCGTTTGTTCGCGTTGACATGTTTACGCTGGATATGTGCGTTGCCAAAGCAGAATCAATCTGCACCGTAGCCGACGTATTCAACCCCGTGTTCTCGATGACAGCCGTATCCTGCGCCAACGGGAAGTTGTTTGTGCTGACACCCGCACCAGAGCTTGCAGCCCAAGCATTGGCAGACCAGTTGCCGCCAGCAGCCAAGTTCCAATACACCGTCTTCGGCGTGTCGAAGGTGATGCCTCTGCACCCACGTAGGTCGCCAACACGCGTGCCGCTGATGGGCGCGGCTGTGCCGATGACGTAGATGTCTCGGAAGTCTGCGTCGGTCAGGCTTGGGGCTGAGTTGATGGTGAGGGTTTGGGCGATGCCGTAGGTGTTTGAACGAAACCAGACTCTGCGGTTGCCTGCGGTGCCGGTGGTGGAGAGGGTGCCGTTTACGACAACTTGCGGAGCATTAATATTTAACTGGACCACACCAGCCGTTGCCGGTCCAGCAACAGATATATTGTTGAACGTTGAACCAGATTCCGCAGAAAAAATGCTTCTTGTATTTGCGGTCGTATTAGTATACGAAAGATTGTAAAAGGTTTGACCTCCTGAACGTACCTCAGCAGTTGTACCGCTCACATTGATTTGTGAAGTCCCGGCGTTGAACGTTAGATTTGTCGGCGTCAAAAAATCAACAGGTTGATTTGCACTAAGAGTAAGTGTAGATGAACCAAGAGTAATAGTGCGAATATTGTTATTAGTGGAAGAAAGAGCAAATGCTGTGATGCTATAGTTTGCCGTATTAAAAGTGCCCTGAGTTACAGTAAGTGCATTACCGCCAATATTCAGCGCATCCCCCAACGTCACAGTGATGCCTGACCCGTTGATCGTCACTGGCCCCAGCGTCTTCCCTGCCGTCGTCAACGTCCCTGTACCGTTCAACGTCAGCGTACCGCTGTACGTCACCGTCATCCCTGCCACGAGCGTGACGCTGCCAGATACGGTGATGGCTGCACTACCCGCCAACGTCCCCGTAAACCCTGTGCAGTTGATGGACTTGGCACCAGTGTTGCCGCTGGAGATGGTGCAGGTGCCGGTGGACAGATTCGTGAAGAACACATCATCAGCGCTGGTAGGAACGCTTGCCCCGCCGCCGCCGCCAGACGTAGTTGACCACTTGGTTCCGGCAGTGCCGTCCCAAGCTGCTGTACCACCAACCCAAAAACGATCTGCGATTTTAGCTCTCCTTAAATTTCAACGCCTTGTGCCCGTGCGTGTCTAATTGCATATGACATGGTCTGCACACAGTTCTACCATTGTCAACGGCATACCGCAACTCCGGAAAAGAGCACCATGGTTTAATGTGGTCAGCTTCCAGATATCCACCACGAACGCTACAGATTTGACAGGTCCAGTTGTCTCTTGTAAAAACAGCTTTTCTCCAATCTCGATACGGAAACTGAGACATAGCTTGTTTACGCTCTGATCGCTTACCTCCACGCCAATTTGGGTGCTCCGGACCGCATACCTGATTTTTTCGCTGAATTTCTGAGATTTTTTGGCAAGTTTCGTCAGTATGTCCTCTTTTTTCTGTGGGTACCAAGTCAGGATGTCCTTTTGTAAACAACCCTTTTAGTTCTCTACCCGCAAAAAAGCAGGGCTTACTGCAAAACTTTTTCCGGCCTTTGGCAGCCCACGGCTGAACTTCAAACACCTTTTCACAGTGTTTGCAAGTCAAAGTAACTTTGGGCTTTGCCGCAGGCATCTCTTACACCTTGTAGTACCAGACGCCGTCGATCTCAACCAGCTTGGCTCCCGCAGGCGGAACGACCTCTAGTTTCTGATACACCTCGCCAGCAACCTCTTTGGTCGTCTCAGGCTCAGCCTCAACAGGCGGCGCAGTCACCACAGCAATCCAGTTATCTCGGCGCTGCTCCTTCATCGCCTGGATTTCAGCCTCTGTGAAGCCGTGATCATCAGGCAGATGAAGAGCATCGGCAAACTTGCCGTGAGGAGTGTCGAAGGAGAAATCGATTTTGATCATGGCTTAAAAGCAAAACACCCGCCTAGACGGGTGCCTTTTCAGAGTTGTTGAAGATCAGGCTTCAAGGCTAAAGGTGTACTCAACATTTAGTTGATCGCCATTAGCCACCGTTCGGTTTCCGGGAGACGAAAAATTCGAAGCAGAAAACAGTGTCGGAGTACCTGTAGCCGCCGCGCACAAGAAAGCGCCCACAACATCACCAGAGGATGTGATTGCAAACTGCGCTTTAGATGCGGTGTTGTTGATTACCGACGGGTCTGCCGTCGTAGCAGTACCAAAGACCGCGGCTTTACGGTTGCCCGTGTAACTAGTAAACTCAGTCCACGCTTTACTGGCTAGCGTGTCTGTTGCGGTAATTGTTGCAGGAGTAGGTCCTGTGATCAAACCAACAAACCATGCCGCAGAGTACCCACTGCCAGTGAAGTACTTGGTATTCATGTCCTGCAACCCCTGGTTTACAACGAGGTTGTGAGACTGCGTCTCCCACTTCAGGTTGCCTTGAGGGTCGTGGCAAGTGATCTTGAAGACACCGCCCGCTCTGGATTTGTCGAACATGATGGTTTCCTATGCAAAGCGCAACAGCGCAGAAGCGGCTGTTGCCGCAGGGAGTTGAATGGTGAAAGTACCTGACGCCGTCTTATCCGCACCAAAGTCCAGCACCGCGATGGCGCGGTTGGCCTTGGTCTCGTTGTAGATCAGCCCGCCCCGGCAGACGAATGAGGCGTTGGTGAACACCGGGTTGTCGAAGGTGACGTAGGCCGTCGTACCGGAGAGGAGGACTTGGACATTGACGAGGGGGATACCACCCGCGATGTACCCCGCACCAGACACTTCCCCCGTGGCAGTGTAAACCGTCGTGGCTTGGCTCAGGTTTGCCGCAGCGGTGTAGAGCGCGAGCTTCAGCGTGTCAGTGTCGAGGTCATGAATACCAAGCCAAGACTCCTGCTTGAACGACGAACACATGCCTTGGAGGATTGGCATCACGCAACTCCCTCTACGAGACTGTTACCTTTGCGTATGTTATCAATCCAAGGGATAACCTGCAAATTTTCTGGGACGTGCAGGCCCGAAACAAGCGCACCTTGCAACGGTATGATGTGGTCAACGTGCCACACAAAACCGAACATTTTTGTCCTCAATGCGGCCAGTTTATAAGCCTCTTGGATTACCCAAAGATCGTCACTACTAAGCCATTTTGGTGTCCGCAGAAGTTTTGCCGCACGCCGCTTAGCTGTATCCGCATTCTTTGCGCCAGGATGTCGTTGGCGGTGCGCAGCAGCATACTCTTTGGCTTTTTCAGGATGCGCAGTCATCCACTCCTTAACACGCAAACTCATCTTTTCGCGGTTTTGCTTTTGGTATTGACGGTCTAGTTCCCGCTTTTTAACAACAAACTCTGGGTTTTGCCGTTGTTTTACATACTGTGTTTTTGTCCATTCCCTGAGTTTTTCAGGGTTATTTTTCCTGCACTTAACCAGTGTCTCTTTAGCACACTGCACGCAAGCGCCGGAAACCCTACGAAGCCCTTCCAATTCAGGATGTTTTTTGCAGGGCGAGCCGTAACAGGTAGGAAGCCCTTTGGCTATCGCATTTTGTCGTGTTAGGCGTTCGTTCATTTGACGGGGTTCCGTACCTGACCGTTTCTAAACGTATCCCCTCTATTTTTCCCATCACCAAGGTTCTTGAGCAGCAGGAACGACTCATTGAACTGGTTCTGGTACATCGTCATGATGTCCGCCTCTTCCTTCATGAACCGACCCGCTTCAACCATGACCGCGTTGAACAGCACCGACTCAAAGTTGTCGCCAATCCATGACGTACCCGCAGTAGCGATGCTCTCGGGGTAGTAGAAGTAGTGCAGCTCCGCCTTGTACCCCGCCACAGGTGTCGGGCCCAGGATGAACGTCAGCTCGGTCGGCAGGTTGTACACCGGGCCGAAGAGCGCGTAGTAGCGCGGCACGCCCGTCGTCGCCGGGTTCGGGTACGACTCCCGAATGAAGTTGACGTCCTTGTTCAGCAGGAACGTGTACTCTCCGCCTGCGGCAGGAAACACCGCCATCGAGAAGACCGACAAGAAGTCGTTGGGGGCAGCGAGGTACTGGTTGCCCGCGCTCAAGTCGCCCGTGACGTTCTTGCGGAGCGCCGGGAGCTGTACGCTGTTGTAGATCTTGTCCTCGGCCAGCCTCGTCAGCGTGGCAAAGTCCGTGTCCGAGAACGTGTTCTCGACGCTATCCTCAACAGCGGTCTTGAGCTGGGTGTAGTTCACGCCATCGGTCCTCGGGCCATGAAGCCCTTGGTCTGAGCCTTGCCACCCCGGACCTTGATCCCGGAGGTCTTCACCGGCGGGCAGGGGGCGGTCGACTCAGCACCGACAACAAGGCGCAAGGGAGTGCGCTCAGCGACGCCCACAACGGGCGTAGGGACCGGCTTGGCCTTCATCATGGGTTCACCCCTTCTTGCGCCCGACCGGGCCTTGGTTGCGTGCGCGGGCCATGTTGCGGCCCATATCCTGCGCCATTTTCGTGGTGACACCGCCCTGGGCGAGCTTCGCGCCGGGGCCGTGCGCCACACCAGCGGGCTTCTTGGCATGCGCCCGGAGGGCCTTCATCGCGTCTTTCATCTTGAACTCCTTCGGGCTGCGCCCGCTTGAATGATACCGCTGACCAGCGGTTTAGGGAACTGGGAGGTAGTTGATGCGGACTGCTCCGCCGCCACCGCTACCCGAATTTGCAACAACACCGCCTGCGCCGACAACAACAGGATACGTAGTTCCGGGGGTGACTGTCAGGAATGTCCAGCGAAGTCCACCACCGCCGCCACCGCCACCAGCCGACGCTGATAAACCAGAACCGCCACCACCACCGCCGTACAACGCCCCGTTCTGACCTACAGAGGTTTCTCCGCCAGAACCCCCTCCGCCGAATCCGCCCCCTGTGCCGTTTGCGCCCTGCCCACTCAGACCTACGCCACCGCCACCAACTCCGTATGAAAGAAACGCGCCGCCGCCGCCCGCGCCGCCGCCAGTCCCTGCAACTCCGCCAAGACCAAGATAGCTGCCGCCATTTCCACCGTTACCTGCGTACCCGCCCGCCCCGCCACCGCCGCCAGAAAAAATACTTACCCTGTTACTGCCTGCACCGCCGTTACCGCCAAAGACAGTTGCGCTTAACGTAGTGCCCGTCCCTCCTGCACCGCCGCCAGTACTTGCCCCCGCGCCGCCGCCACCCGCAAAAAACGTGTCAAAACTAGACGCAACTCCCGGATTTCCAGTACCCGCAACAGGTCCGCCACTTCCTCCGCCGCCAACACACAAGACATACACCTGCGTGACACCTACCGGAGCCGTCCAAGCGTACGTACCGGGCGTGGTAAAGAGTACGGAAGTCCACGGCGCAAAAGTCACCTGACCAACCTGTCCTACACCAACAAGCGTATTCGGTGTCAACGGATCAGTGAAGTCTCTCGCACCGCCAATCGGAGCCCAACCCCACTGGATGACCAGCATCCCTTCGCTGACGTTGTTCAACGCGTTGACACCGGACTGGAACCAAGTGTTGGTGTCCGGACGGGGGTTGCGAATAGCCTGCGGGTCTGCAATCGGGTACATACCCAACTGCAACTGCGGCTGATCCGGCGTCCAGCACTGCGGACAAGCTTTGATCTGTGTCTCTTTCGTCTTGACGACGAGGTTCTTCAGTCGCTTCAGGTCAAAGCGAAAGCCACAGACGTCGCAAAAGCCGAACGCCTTTCTTCCGTTTGCGAAGCGGTTAGACATGACAACTCAGGAAATGAATTGTTGCCTTGGGACGAACCGCACTGCTGCCTTCTCGCGGTCCTCTGAACTGGCGCGGTCCCAATCAGCGTCGTACTGCTCCTTAAGGACAGGGAGACGGTCGATAGCACCGGGGATCTTGAGGCCCAAGTAGTACGCCAAACCAGAGACCAAACACGGGAGGAAGCGGAAGGGGATGTCCTGCGTGTAACCGCCGCCTGCACCAGCGTCTTGGACCCTTCGCAAGTACCAGTAGACGAACTGGTAGACGCCGGTCTGGTCCGGAGTGGGCCACACGGTGATGCTCGGTGAAGCCGTTGCCCCCGGCGAGTAGCTGCTGCCCGCAGGGTACGTCGCATTGGAGTTCCGGTTCACCAGTACCTGAATGGGCCGCGCCTGCTGGAGCTTGTTGGGGATGGACGAGTAGGTAGAGATCGAAATGCGCGTGATGGTCAGGTCAGCCTGCGTACTGACGTTGCCTGCACCGGTCCTGATGACGTGTTCGAGGAGGTCGACGGTGTCAGAGGGCAATGGGTAGGTGTTGACGCCTTGGGTCAGGTTGATGACCGCTTGGTTGAACGTCCACATGTTCACACCACGGTTCGCCCAGTCTGCGAACAGCAGGTTCAGCGATCTCCGCGCCGTGCGCAAGTCATAACCCGTGCGCAGCTCAGCACCACAGCGCTCGAAGGCTTCCTCGACCGCTTCGTTGAGGTCAAGGTTGAATGTTGTGGTGCCGGAGGTAGTCACTTCTTGAACCCTTTCAGCGTCTGCGCCAGACGCGCACGCTGACCCATCTTACCGGGAGCCTTGGCGGCTGCGGCGAGTTTCTTGGCTGGGATGGGCTTGTCGCCCTTGACACCAAGGGATTTGCGCAAAGAACCCGGGGACTTTATGGCTCCTGCGATCCAATTCTTCGCCATCATGCACTCCGTTTCTTCCCCGAAGGACTCACCGGCCAAGACTGCCTAGCAGGGCCCGTTTTGCGCTGTGCCATCGTCTTGCGCTGGGCAGTGGAGAGCTTGCTCGCGGCTTTGGCAGGGCGGCATGCGGGATAGGCGCGGGAGGACTTCTCCTCCCCTGAGCGACCGCAGGCCTTGCCCGTCTTCACGTCGACCCACTTCTCGCCAAACCACTTGCCGAGTCCGCCCTTAGCCACGCTTCACCCGGTTGTCAGCACCGCCCCAAGACCCACCGCGCTTCTTGTACTCCTTCGCGGCCCACGCGTTGGCGTAGGCGCTCGGGTACACGTCGAACTTGCTTTTGGCCTCAGACTTGACCTGAGACCACAAAGAGGCATTCTTGGGAGTTGATTTCGTCTCGCCGCCCTTGGCGTATCCCGGGGCCGAAGCCCGGGACTTGATCAACTCGGGGCGGATACATCCCATGCCACGGGACGCGCGCATCAGACGTACCTTGCCTTCTTGCCGCGAGTCTCGCACCCGCCACCCTTGGTCATGCCGCCCTTCTTGAAGCCCATCTCGGCACCGCGCTCCATGACGTCACGGGCGTAGTCTTCCGTGGCTTTGCGGCCCTCGCGCATCTGCGCCTGACGCTTGATGATTTCGTCACGGGGCTTCGGTGCCCGAGTCGGTTGGGGAGGCGTCGTCTTGGATGGCTCACGGGTATACCCCGTGTCCTTCGACGCCTGCCGAGCCTGCGGGCGCGAGAACGCCGCAGCGGCGTCGTCCAGCTTGGTAGTCACCGGACGTCCAACACGCGATTCAACACGAGGAGCCGCCTTCGACGCTGCGCTCTTGGCTGCGCCCGCCAGCTTGGAGGCTGCACCTACCCCAGGCATTGCGCCCAGCGCGGCCAAAGTACGACCCTTGGCACGTTCACGTTCTTCCTCGTTGCTCGCCACGCGCTCACCACGTGCTGCACGATCCTTCATTCGCTCCAGCATAGGAGTAGGGTCCGGCATAGACTTGCGGCGTGGTCCCGCAGGGGCGGCAGACGCCGGAGCCTTGCCCGTCTTGTCCGCGTTCAACAGATCCCGCAGAGTCTTGTCTGCGCCGTACTTGCGCTTGAAGTCCGCAAGTTCCTCGCGGCTGACCTTGGCACGCCCTTGGGCGTCTTCGCCACGGTCTTTGACCGGGCCGGTGTAGGTGGTACGCATCTCTACCTCACTTGCAGCTACCGCCGCCCATCATCTTCTTGGGTTTGGCTTTGCCGTCCTTCTTCATGAAGAACGGAAGTTCCTTCTTGCCTTTCGCCTTGGGGGGCATCTTGGCGGACATCGGGGGCTTCTTCATCATCTCACACCTTCCTTCCTCTGGTAGGGCCCTTGGTTATGCAACCGTCGGCCCGAGTCACACCGCCGTTGGTGTACTTCTTGGGAGCAGGTTTGCGCTTGCTGGGCGGGGGTGGCGCAGGGGGCTGCGGTGGGGTCGGCTTGCCGTCCTTGTAGTCCGGGTCAGGGACCATCTGCCATCCAGATCCGCTTTTCGTTGCCATCTTGAACTCCAGTGAGGGTCAGCCCGGGTTGGGGCGGTTCTTGAGATTGTCGATCTTGACTTCGAGCCTGTCAAAGCGTTCGAGCAACTCTTTCATGTCCTGACGAAACTCTGCGCGGGTGAGATGGTCCCGGGCAACTTCCTCGCGTGTCCTGTTCAACAGGATGCTCAAGCGGTCAAGTTCACGGAACTTAGCGGCCATGAAGAACGCCACCACGCCCAATAGCACCGTCAGGAGGGTGTTCCATAGGAGCGTCGCATCCATTTCAGCACTTCCATGCACGCAAGGATTTGTTGATACGGGAGTTTGGGTCTTTTGCCGTTTTGGAGCTTGTCAGCTTCGCCTTCATGCCTTTCATCCGGGCACAAAAGGAGTCACGACGAGGCCCGCCTTCAGGCTGCGGGGCCTTCAACCCCGGCTTGCCCGGGTTGGCTGCGTTGTAGCTGGCGCGGCCTTTGGCGTTGAGACCCCCGGCTTCAGACTTGCCTTCCTTACGCGTCCACGCAGGTGTCTTAGCCATAGAAAATGGTGACTTTGGCCGCAGTAGGCAGCGTCACATAAACGCCGTTTTCAAACAGAATCCCCTCTCCGGGGATCAAGTTGGCAAAGGGGTTGTTGGTGTTTGCGGGGACATTGAAGCGCAAACGCTCAAGCCCCGTAGCGGTGCCATCGGTGAAGATGATGTCACCGGCTGTACCACCAGAAAGGCACTGGTAGCCTTTCAGCCGCACCCGCCCCGAAACAAGGGAGCCCGTAGCTTCTAGGTGCGCTGATTTGACGTCAGTCTGCATCATGGTGAACTCCAATAGGAGAACGCCCCCGGAGGGGCGTCAACGTCAGTCTTGGAAGGCGGTCGGGTTCACTGAACCATCAGGCTGACGCTGGACGTAGCTCACCGTGACGACAATCTGTCCCGACGTGGCGTTGCCCGTCGTCGCCGTGAACGTGGCTTGAAGCATGACATCAGAGGTGCCGATGTTGTCGCAGTCGTCCACTTGAAGCCCCGCGTCGACCGTAGCCTGAGCCGCACGGCCCTTGGTCGTTGCCAGATTCACCGACTCCAGATACTGGTTGTCGTCCGACGCATTGCCCACAATCATCGCAACCTGCGAGATGGAGTTGCCCGCCAGCGCCACGGTCTTGTCGGCGATGATCGAGACGATCTTCGACCCCGCAGGCAGCGTGAACAAATTCTGAGCCGGAGCCGCAGAAGTCAACGCCACACCCGACATGTTGATGGTAGCGGACTGCGTAAGCAGCACCAGACCCGTATTGCGGCCAGGGTTGTAGCGCTGGGTGCCCGAGCGGAGCGGGCCGGAGAAGGTTGAGAAGCTCATGGCTTTTCCTCAGTTGTGCCTACCGTCGTGAGGGGCGTCTGCCGGGACAGTCGATAGGCCGGTCATGGTGCCCGGGGGCCCTTGCGGGCGTAGCCCGAGCCTAGCACACTTGGCCCAAAAAGAAAAGGCCCCCGAAGGGGCCTTGGATCACGCCGGAGCCGCTCAGCTCGCGCCGGGGGAGCCGTACACGCCCAGCGGGTCAGACCAGCCGAACGAGTAACGCTCGCGGGCCTTGTAGCGGTTGTTCCCCGTGTCGAAGTCAGCGTCCATCGAGGTGGACATCGGGACGCGCACGAAGTGCTTCAGGCCGTTCGGAACGTCAGTGGTCAGGAACCACGCGTTCGGGTCGGTCAAGAAGTGGTTGACGGTGTACCCTTCCGGGATCGAGCCGTTGTTCTTCAGCGCGTTGATGTCGTTGTCGGTGGTGCCGACGCGGAGGTTGGTCTCCAGCAGGCGGGTTGCGACGAACATCAGGGCCGGGGGGATGATCAGCTTCCGGGGCTTGGCAGCGATCAAGAGGCCCTTCTCATCCGTCCACGCAGCGATCTGGATCACTGCGTTCTCCAACGCGGTCTCGTTCAGGTCCGTAGCCACCGAAGGACGGTTGCTGTTGGTACCCCCGGAGACCAGCGGGTGGGCAGTGCTGAACAGCGAGACACCATCACCGCCCGGGAAGGCAGCGTTGAAGCCGTTGTTCAGGATGTTCGCGGCCTTGACCTGCTTGCTGTAGGCCATAGCCCGAGCCAGCGACTTGGTGTAGCGCGTGCTCAGACTGTCGTACAGGTTGTCTTCCATCGCCTCTTCGGTGATGGAGAAGCCCATAGCGATGGTCTCGTGGTTGTAACGAGCGGTCCAGGCTTCCTGCGCGTTGTCATACGCAATGGCCTGACCTTCGTACTTCACCGGAGCGGCAGAGAAACCAGCGAGCTTGGTCTCCTCTTCGAACGAGCGGTCGGAGGTCTCCGTTTCGTAGATCTCCTTGTGCTCCTCGGCGTAGCGCTTGTACTCCATGCCGAACAAGGCGTTCAGGCCGGGGAGAAGCTCCTTGAGGAGCTGTGCACGAGAAATTGCCATGATTCAGACTCCTCAGACGCCAGCGGCGAGCAAGTACGAGTGGTAACCGAAGTTCCAGCCGACGATGACTTCGGGGTAGCCGATGAAGCTAACCGAGGTGCCGCTGGAGGCCGTGACGCTGGCGCTGACCGTGATGGTGTTGGTGCTGGTGACCACACCCGTGACCGTCAGGTTGCTGCCCGGAGAGCCCGCCGTGGTGCCGCTGATGCCGTCGATGACGCACTGCATGCCCGGGACGATGCCCGTGGTCGACGGAACCGTGAAGGTCGTCGCGCCCGAGGGAGACGAGGACAGCGCAGTAGCCACCGTGACGGCGGTGTCAGGCACCAGTTGGATCACGCGCAGGCAGGGCGAAGTGCCCGCACCGGTGCCGACCGTCTGGCGGATGTTGCCAGCCACCGACGAAGCCACCGTGGGGTTGCCGCCCGAAACACCAGCCAGCGAGTTGCCAGTTGCCGTCGAGCCGCCGTTGCCAGCGATCAGGAAGGCGTTGGTGCCAAGGAACGACGGCGACATGTAGCCGATGGTCGTGCCGGTGTTCAGTTGGGTGTTGGCGCTGCCTTGCGGTTGCGCGATCACTGCTGCCTTGAACAGGGCGTTCGGGTCGTCCAGCACGTAGGCCACCGCGTTGGGGGCGTTGGTGCTTGCCGGGTAGTACTGCTGACGCAGCTTACCGTAGATCGGGCCCGACCCGGTGCTGTATTCGCAGCCCAGAAAGACGCCGACAATGTCACCAGCCGCAGCGGCGGACTGCGTGTCCGCGTTGTAGGGGGTGATGATGCTGTTGCCGTTGGATAGACCAACCACATCCCCGTTGAAGATGTTGGTGGCGTAGCCTTGGCCGATGGGGATCATCCGAGTCGAACCTGCAAACGGAATACCGCCCTTCAGGTTGATCGGCGCAAGCCCGTAGGGCTTGTCAATCGTGGGGAAAGCCATTTATGACTCCTATCAGGAACCGTTACCGAACGACCCACGCGACGAGCTGCTTTTCTGTTCAGCAAACAACGGCATGCGAGGGTCACTTTGACTTGTGAACTTGGAATTCACGGAATGCGACTGGCTGTTGGTCATGTCCGCGTAGTGGGTAACGCGCTGACTCAACATATCGTCGGGCATCTTGCAGAGCATCAGACCGCCGATCTCGATGTTCCCCGTCTTGGTGTTGGCCTCGAAAGCCAACTCAGGGTGATCTTCTGCCTTGACGGGCTCATAACCCTCACGCAGTCGTTGCGACACATTCGTGGGGTTCGCTTCCCCCAGCAGATGCGTCATCACCCACCGAAAACCCACACCGGGCTCCGGGGTCGGATCAGGGAGCGTAGAAGCGGGACGCCAGCGACGCTGCGTCTTCTCGCGAGTCGCGAGTTCTCGGGGCGTGCGGGTCTCAGCCATTCTGCTGCTCCAGTTTTGCCACGTTGCGGGCATACTCTTCCAAGGGGACGCCGAGGCGTCGGGCGATTGCTACCTGCGATTGCGTCAGCTTGATCTTCTTCGCTGACGTAGCTCTTTGCGTCGGTGCTACGACGGTAGGCGGCCTGCGGGCCGGTTCGGACTTGGGAGTCTCGAACTTGTCGGGGAAGACTTGGCGTAGCCGAGAGTCGATGGTATCGAAGTACTCTTTCGACCCCGGGTTGTACCCGGATCTGACGAGCTTGTTGTGCACGCCCATCGCGAGACTCGTCATCTCTTCGTCTTCACCGAACCACGAGTTACGCTGTTTCCAAGCCTCTGTGGCTGGATCGAGTTGAGTAACCGGTGCTTGTTGCGAGGGCTGTTGAGGAGCAACGTTACCACGTTGTTCTTCAGATTGCAAGGGGGCAGGCTTGAGTGCTTTGGCACGCTGCTGCATGAACACCGCTTCGTTCAGCTTGGCCTGTGCCTCAACAAACGCCTCGGTATCTCCAGCCTCGTGTGCGGCTTTCAGCGCACTCTTGGCCTTTTCGACTTCGACTTCCGCGAGTCGCTGCGCTTGAGAGACGAACGCACCGGTACCCTTGTCGATCTGTCCCTTGAGCTTCTTGTTCTCCTCGAACAGTATCTGAGCGGCACGGATGGCCTCTTGGTTCTGCCGCTCCAGCGCCTCTTTGGCGCGGCGCTCATCGTGACGAGCGTGCGTCAGCTCCTTGATCCGACTGCGAACCTTCTCGCCATACTGCGCCAGTTCGTCGTCCGTGGGCTCTTCCACGGGCTTTTCCAAGGGTTTGCGGCCCCTGTCCTGGTCGGGGGTGTCATCGACAACCTCGATCTCGGCGTCGTTTTCAACCTCGAACTCCACCTTATCGGTGGCTTTGTCGTCCTTGGTCTCGATCTCGTCGGGAAATTTGAACTCAGCCATTGGTGCTCCTTAAGCGCGAGTGATACCACGGGGGTCTTGCACCACGGCTTCCACCTGATCGTCATTGATCAGACGGAACTCACGACCGTGGATCTTGAACCGCGTACCCGCGTAGGCGCGGGTGATGACGAAGTCACCCTCCTTGCACCACGGCCCGCTTGGGAACTTGTCCATGTCGGCGTAGGCTTGGGGTCCAGCCTTGAGCACGAACAGCACCACAGTGCTGTGCTCTTCGACGCGAAGCGTGGTGTCCGCCTTCAGGATGCCACTCTCGTACTTGTCCTCCACTTCCGGGAGGGCGCACAGCAGCTTGTATCCCGAGGGTTCAGGCAGTTGGCGGGCCTTTTCGGTGTCGGAGATGTCGTTGATATCGTCACTCATGGTTCACTCTCGCGGGCAGGTTGGCACCGTGGCTTGCCCGAGCACCACGGCGGGGGTCCGGGCCAGCGGCCCGGGGGGATCAGTTGTCGTTGCGCTTCAGCGCCTCGACCATGTCGAGGAGTTCACGCTCGGCCAGAGCCAAACCGTGGATCACGCCGCAGGCGTAACGGTACTCACCGAAGTCCTTGGCGGAACCTCCGGCGATGTTGTCAGTGAGACCGTTGAGTTGGGTTCTGATCTTGGTGCGCAGCACCATCAGGATCTTCTCGTCCATGTTTTAGCCCCGTGGGTTGTTGGGGTTGTTGGCAGGTCGGGGCCGCGAGGCTTGGATCACCTTCACCGCCCTATCCGCGTCCTTTGACTGCTTGTCCATGACAGTCTTCATGGTGGCCTTACGGTTTTCTGACGCGAGTCGTTCGCGGTCGAGTCGCAGGCGCTCTTGGGCGACGATGAAGTCCATCTCGTCGTTCTTGGCCTTCCTCTGGCTGTCGCGCTCCTTGAGCTGCAACTCTGCCTGAGCGATCTGAAGCTCAGGGTTCTGGGCCTGCTGTTGTGCGGCCTGCTGCGCCGCCATCGCTTGGTTCATCACCAGTGTGCGCTGGGCAGCGGCGGCGACCAGCGGAGCCAGAGCCTTCTCGTCGTCCAGCGTGATGGGAGCGGTGTCGTCCTCGTCCAGCGCGGGCAGCGGGACCCCGAGGGACATCTCGATCTGTGCCCGGTACGAGAACCCAGCGTGCTCCGCGATGTGGGCCATAAGCGCAGCCATCATCTGCTGCGCCATCGGGTTCTGACCGATAGCCATCGCGATCTTCGGGTCCTGCATGAACGACTGGTGCACTGCCATGTGCGCCTCGTGGTCTTGGTACGCGAAGGCCTTGACGGGCTTGCCGCGCAGCACGTTCATGTTCTCGGTGACGGGGTCTTGTGGTTTCTGGTCCTCGGGCAGCGGCACCAGCTTGTCGGCGTTCTTGATCCCCAGCACCTCCAGCATCTGGCGGTGAAGCTGCGGCAGGTTGTAGATCTGCGGAGCCCCTTGGGCAAGCTGAAGCGCCGCTTGGTACTGCACCACCCGCTGACTCATGGTCGCCGCGTTCGGGTCGCTGACCGGGATCACCTCGACGAGGGAGTAGTCGCTCTGCCGCGCACGCGGCACCGCCGTGTCAGGCTCGTAGTCGTAGGACTCCGGGGCGAAGTCAGCGATGATGGCTTTCAGGAGCTTCAGCTCCTGTTTCATCGCGTAGTGCATCCGCGCCTGCACCGCCGACATGATCTTGAGCTGGCGCTCCAGCAGCGCCAGCATGGTGCCCACCGGGGCCTGCGCGGACATGTCCGAGACCTTCAAGTCTGCTGTGGCGGCGAACCGCCGCGCCTCGTCCACGATGCTGTTCAGCAGCGTCAGGAGCGTCTGGGACGGCTCCTTGTAGGGCAGGGGCATGATGTTGTCGCGCACCGTGCCGGAGGGCACGTCGACGTCCCTGAACTCGCCCGGGGCGATGGGGGTATCGTCCCCTTTGATTCGAAGGCCACGGGCCTTCAGTCCCCCAGGCAGGTTTGACAGAGTACCGGCGTCGACCAACTGGCGGGTCAGGCTCGTGGCGCTCTTGGCCGCGCCTCCAATGAGGTGAATCAGCCCGAAGCCATACGCACCGAAGCCCGGGATGTACTGGTAGTGCACGAAGTGCTGACGCGCTTGGTGGGTCAAGTCTCCTTCAAGCCAGTTTCTCCTGATGGAGAGCACTGCACCGGTATCTTTAATCACCGTGACGACGTAGGGCCGCTCGATGGCGGTGGGGTTGCCGTCCTTGTCCTTGTGCTCGTCGCCCGGGATGCTCAGCTCGACGTGGATCTCCAACAACAAAAATCTGTCGTCATGGGTGGCGGCGAAGCCGGTCTCCTCGTCCTTTCTTTTCTGTATCTCATCAATGTTCTTGTTCGGCTCACCAATGTCGATGTCGCGGTAGAACCCGGCGTTTTGGAGACGTAGGATCTCGTTCTTGGTCTTCCTCATCCTGTGCGTGACGCGTGGGCACGAGGAGAGTTCTGACGTGCCGTAAGGCAGGATGATGTCTTCAGCAGGGATGAAGGTCGAGACCTGACGGTCAAGATTGCGGTCGAAGTAGACCTTCTTGAAGGCGGAGCCCGCGATCGGCAGGTTCCACAAGAGTTTCTCATGCTCCGGGCGATACTCCACCATGACTTCCGTCAACTGGTAGTTCATGTCGTCCTGCACGCGTGCTGCGGCCTCTTCCTTCTCTCGTGTCTGTTTCCCAATGATCTTGGCCTTGACGGGGCCTGCGGCAGGGAACAGCTCAGTGATGGCTTCACTCTGGAACCGCACCACCGCCTCGGTGAGGATGGGGGAGAACACACCGCATGCACCGGACCAAGGCTCCGTCCGCTCCTCATACTTGAGGCCCAAGAGCTTCAGTCCATCAGCGTAAGTCTCTTCCCAGTCTTTCCGGGAGTTGATGTCGTTGTCATAGTCCCCCAACAGCCCCCCGGAAACCTCTTCGAGGATCGCTTCATCAAGGATGTCGGCCAAGTTCGCTTCAAAGTCGTCGCCCAGGTCATCGTCTCCTGGCACGAGGGTGATCTCAACGCCATCGGTGTCGATGGTGACACTGTCCGGATTTTCAATTTCGATTTCAAGGGCAGGCTCATCGCCCATTACCTCCGGCAGGGGCGGCACGCCCGTCGAGTACAACGCTTTGTCAATGTTGGTCGCCATGAGGGCTCCGAAGGGTGTGGGGGGGGTGTTGGATCAGTAGTACGCCGCTTTGCGGGCGTGGAAGTGTTGAGGTTCGCGGAAGTCAGATGGCAAGCCAATCAGCCCACCTTGTCTGAAGCGCGACAGCGCCATCGAGGTGCAGTCCACCATGTCATCATGGGACCCGAAGGGGAATGCCACGCACTGTTCAATCACTTCTTCAGCCCACCGTCGTCCCTCGGGATACCAGACCATGCCGCTGCGGATAATGTCAGCCACGGCGCTCAGACGAGCCACTTTATCACCGGTGCCACGGTGCGGCGTAAATTCTTGCACCGGGATACCCATACGGCGTAGCTCTTGGTACAGAGGCACCCCGCTGGACTTCTTCTCGACAATGAACGCTTCCGGCTCCCATTCGTTCCACTCGCGAATGGCGAGGTCTTTCAGTTCCGGGAACTCAACACGCACGTTGATGGCGTTCAGTAGGATGATGTGTGGCTCGCCGTTGGTCAGATTGTCGTCACTAAAAACTCCCCAGGTGAGAAGGGCGGTGAAGTCGGCACGGTTGTTCTTTTCCGCCGCTGCGTCCAACGTCATGATGACAAAATCACACTTGGGCGGGTCGTCCAACTTCCAAGATCGCCACCAATCGCGCTGGATAATCGCACCCTGCTCCCCGGTGGGGTTCTGCATGTACTGTGCGTTCCATTGGAACAGCGGCATGGACGCTTTGGTCCGTTCCAAGGCTTCGAGATCGAATTTTTCCGGCCAAAGGGCCTTTTCGACAACTTCAACGCCATCTGGGCCTTCCTTTTCGAC